CGCCGGGTTCAACATGATCGTCATTGATGTTGACGGAGATATTCCTCTGGCAACAGTTCATGAACTGATGAAAGAATTCAAGTTCATGACCTATACCACCAAGCGTCACCAGATGTTTGAGGGTATCAATGAACACGGAGACGATATTATTGGTCCGGATCGTTTCCGTCTTATCATTCCCATCAACTACAATCTTCAATTAGACTCCGAGGAATACAAGGAGTTCATGAATTCGTTCATGGGCTGGCTCCCCTTCAAGACGGATGAGTCAGCCAACCAAAGGTCGAAGAAGTGGGAATGCTTCGATGGTGGTGAATACCACTATAATATGGACGGTGAGCTTCTCGATGCTCTCCCGTTCATTCCGAAGACCTCGAAGAACGAAGCATACAAGAAGGGAATGCAATCCCTCGAAAGTCTCGATAACCTCGAACGGTGGTTCGCTCAGCGTATCGCTTCGGGGAACCGTAACAACCAGATGATTAAATATGCTCTGGCTCTCGTAGACAGCGGCATGGATCTGGTATCGGTTCAGCGACAGGTGCATGACTTCAACAAAAAGCTCAGCAACCCGCTCACTGAAGACGAGATCGACACGACCATCATGGTCACTGTTGGAAAACGCTTCGAACGCAAGTGACCGTACCAACGGTAAGGGCAGCTCTTTTTCTTGGTTCGGAGCTGCCCGAACCTACGGGCTGGAACCAAGGAAGGGAACACCATGTCCGACCAACACACTGACAGTGATGATTACCCGGAAACGAATGACCAGCTCATTCTGATTTCCGGTGAGTCAACCACTGGCAAGTCTGCCTCCCTGCGTAATATCCGAAATCAGGATCGCTGGGTGTATATGAATACCGAAGCTGGCAAGAAGCTCCCGTTCAGGAATAAGTTCAACACCGTTCGGATCAGTGATCCGTATCAGGTGGTGGAATATTTCAACGAAGCCATCGCCAACCGTGACATGCTGGACGGTATCATCATCGACTCGATCACGTTCTTGATGGACATGTTCGAAACCCAGTATGTCGTGAACTCGGCCAACACCATGGCTGCATGGGGTAACTATGCTCAGTTCTTCAAGGATCTGATGCAACGCCTCGTGGTGCAGTTCAACAAGCCAGTCATCATCATCGCCCACACCAAGGACGAATATGATGAGAAAAATCTGGACACCAAGACGGCTGTCCCGATCAAGGGTTCGCTCAAGAACAACGGAGTGGAAGCCTACTTCTCTACCGTGGTCTCGACGAAGCGAATGACGCTCAAGGATCTCCAGCCTTTCATTGAAGGCGATGGAGGGGTGCTGACCGTCACCGAGGAAGAGGAAGACCTCGGCTTCAAATATGTCTTCCAGACTCGTCTGACCAGCAAGACAACCGGCCAACGCATTCGCTCTCCAATGGGAATGTTCCGAAAGGATCAGACCTTCATGGACAATGATGCCCAAGTCCTGCTGGACCACCTCCACAAGTTCTACAACAGCTAATCAACATAGAGCTAAGTAGAAGCAATACAGAAAGAAAAGCACATGGGCTTGTTTGGAAACCTGACCGATGATGGTCTGGAACAGAAGGAAGATCGCGTCGGTGGTGGCTCGTATAGCCGCGAAACCGATGTCTACGAACTCGACATCAAGGTCGCCTATGCTGGTAAATCCAGCGGCGGTGCTCAGTTCGTCGCCATGATCTTCAGCGATGCCGATGGCAAGGAATACCGTGAGACGTTCTACGTCACCGGCAAGAACGGCCAGAACTACTACATGGCCAAGGACAAGGACGGCAAGGAGACGGGGAAGAAGCGGGCACTCGCTGGCTTCGATCACGTCAACGACATCTGTCTCGTCACGACCGACAAGCCGCTTTCCGCACAGGATACGGAAGAGAAGACCGTCAAGGTCTATGACGCCGACGCCAAGCAGGAACTGCCCAAGTCGGTCCCCGTCCTCGTCGATCTGCTCGGCAAGAAGGTCTATCTAGCCATCTACAAGCGGCTGGAGAACAAGAGCCAGAAGGACAACAGCGGCAACTATGTCGCCATTGCCGATACCCGTGATGTGAACACCACCGAGAAGGTGTTCCACTTCCCGACCAAGATGACGGTCAAGGAAGCCACGGACGGTGCTGAAGCTCCGACCTTCTTCGACTCGTGGGTCGAAGCCCACAAGGGCAAGGTCATGGACCGTCGAACCATCAAGGATGGTGAAGCTGGTCAGGCCGGTCGTCCGGGTCGCTCGGCTGGTGCTCCTCCGGCTTCCGGTGGAAGCTCGGGTGGCGAACGGAAGTCGCTGTTCGGCAAATAACGACTTGCCCCACGGGGTAAGTTGGAGTAACGAGAGACCCTCCTGAGATCAACTCAGGGGGGTCTTTCTCTGGGGTCAACATGATAATCCGTGTAGCTGGGTTTGACCCAAGCCTCACTCACTGGGGCATCACAGAAGCCGATCTAGATCTGAATGGTGGGTATCTCAACAACCCTCACCTGACGATCTTGGAACCAGAGGAACTCAAGGGCAAGCAAGTCAGGAACAATTCCAACGACTTGTTCAGATCGGAGCAGTTAGCCAAGACTGCTATCGAAGCAGCCCAACGCTGTAAGGCCATCTTCGTCGAGGTTCCTGTTGGATCACAATCGGCAAGGGCAATGGCCAGTTACGGGATCTGCGTCGGCATCCTTGGTTCCATCCGAGCACTCGGAATACCGCTGATTGAAGTGACCGCCTTCGAAGTCAAACAGGCAGCCACAGGCAACAAGAACGCCACCAAGCAGCAAATGATCGATTGGGCAGTCGATCTGTATCCCGAGGCTAATTGGCCGACCTACACTCGAAAGGGTGAAACACTGATCGCTGCCAAAGCCGAACACGTCGCAGACGGATTTGGTGCGATCCACGCAGGAGTGCTCACTCCTACGTTCAAGAACCTCATGCGGCTATTTGAAAGGTAAGGTGCCGTCATCATGGCAATCAAGATCACCATCGAACAGATCGACATCGAGCAGGCCATCAAGGACCACATTGGTTCCATGATGGAAATCAAGCCGGATGCTCAGCTCGACATCGATCTCTCTGCTACTCGTGGTAGTGCAGGTTTCACCGCGACGATCCTGATCCGCAATGCGGATGAGGTTGCTCGTGAGGGCACTGCGACCACCGCAACTCGTTCCACTCCCCAGCCTGAACCCGTCGCTGAAGCTGCTCCGGTGGCTACCACCAGCGGCAAGGTCGATGGACGAACCAAGGCTGCAAAGGCTCTGAACATCCCCAAGGCCAACGAGAAGACCCAGAGCACCGAGACTGTCACTCAGACCAGCGATACCGCTGATCTGCCTGTCGAGACGGTCAAGGAAACGCCCGTCGATAACGTCGTCGATGCGGCTGATGCTTCCGACGAAGCTCAGGCAGAGCTGTCGCCTGCTTCGTCCGAGGAAGCTGGTGAAGTCGCCAGTGGCGATCTCGCCGCTCAGGAAGAGGCCGAACAGCCTGCTGAAGCAACCGAAGCCGCTCCCCGTGCTTCGCTGTTCAGTGGCCTGAACAAGCCGAAGAACTGAGGTAAGTGCTGCGGATCCTTGTTGTAGGGATCTTGATGCTGGCACTGTATCTTGGTTTGATCTCTGCCATCATCTCAGCAGCTCCCTACATAGCAGTTGGGATAATGATCTTGGGTGCTTCGCTCCTGCTCTCCAAGGGGAGACGTAAGCCACCGGACCAGAGACCCTGATCGGCTCACAATCTCAGATCTGAAGAATGAACCCCCGGTGAGGAACCACCGGGGGTTTTTCTTTTACCAAAGCAGATTACCAACAGGCAGAAGACCCGGTGCTCGGAATGCCATTCCAAATCCAATAGAGTTGGATGCACGCCCATCATACAATGCAGCCCACAGGTTATCTTCGAGAGACGTACCAATTCCGGTAATAGGAAGTGGCAGACTCATCGAGATAAGACTATGAACCGGATTGTTCCGGATCATACTTACTGCAACCTTCGACGAACGGATCTTGAAGTTGTAGAACCAGAGAAGACCGATGCTTTCCAGATATGCTCGGTCACGTCCCGGAAGACGATCATAGTTCACGAACTCTTCAGTCACTCGACCGAGTGCTTCCTCCTTCGTCTTGCCCTGACGCTTGATGAGATCATCGTACAGGATGCTCTTGGCAACAAAGTCGCCGTATTCGACGCTCTTCTGAAGAGCACGGAACAGTGCCGTGTCCTTCGAGATGATGGCATACTTGCCAGCCGTCTGAACCGACTTCGGCAACTTGTTGACCGCACGTTCCAGATATTCGCTGAGCTTTCCTTCCGACAGCAGAATGTCATCCCGCGAACCGGCATCAGAGATCGAGCTGAACTCACCAGCCTGAAGCAGTGGCCAGATCGACAGACGCTTATGGCTGTCCTTGATCGTCTGGATTTCAGCTTCGAGACGACGCCGCTCCAGAATATCAGTCGTCGCCATCAGTTCAGCCTCAGCTTCGATCTGACGGATCCGGCTCTTATGCCATGCCTCGATCTCGGAAGTCTTCTTCGGAATGCTCCGGAAGATCTGAGTAGCAGGCACACCACGCCCGATGAGCTGATATACGTTGCTCGCAGCGTTCGCCATCGGAACCACAATGCTCTTGATGACGATGGCAACCCGGATGTCCTGCATGATATTTTGGAGGAGCGACTCAGCCTGCACTGCACGCTGATACGCTTTGTTCCCAAACATTCCCATCAGAACTTTCTTCACCTGCTCCTGAGTGGCAGGAGACCAGCGTGAATTGCCAGTCCAAGCATCACCAACAGAAGCAGACCGATAGCCAACCGCATCATCAATCATATCCTTTCGCACGTAGAAGCCCTCAGGGAACCGTGCTCGGATATATTCCATCGTCTCATTCGAGAAGATTTTCACCGCATCCTTATGGATCGGATCCTTACTCTTGAAGAGATCGACATACTCATTCGAACGAGTGAGCTTATCCTTGTCCCACATATCCCGAAGACGGTCGATGAGCGTCTTGTTCAACTCGTGCGACAGAGCTTCTTCCACCTGACGACCCGAACGAATGCCCATAGCCTGAGCCATGTTCGTCTTGATCTGAAGCCGATCCAGCATCGCAGGATCGATGCTTCGCTCATATGCGAACAGGTTTCCGTTCTCATCGAACACCGGCATCAGAGCCTGTCCAGTTTCCTTGGTTCGATCTGCCGTGATCTTCGCCACCACCAGCGGATCAGTGATGACACCTGCCGTCAGCCCAGTGGAGAACCCCGTAGCCTTGTCCACGCCAGAGACCGTCTGCTGGACGTTCTGCATGATGCCCTGAGAGAACGGAGCACGGCCAGATACGGGAGCGAAGTAATACCCACGCTTTCCAGCCGTGGGATCCTTCGACGAGCCGCTGAAAGCCCGCAGACGGGTGTAGCTCTTCTCCAGCAGTCGAGCAGCACCACTGTCATGCGAGACCAGCAGGCTGACGCCCTGAGCAGCCTCAGAGGGCATGTGCCCCTTGAAGTGATTGAACCGAGCATTGCCCGTTGCCTTGGCACGGTCGATCTCATCTTGTCCCTGAAGGTAGGACATGATGAACGTCAGCCCCTTGGCTTCGCTCTGAACCAAGGAAGAGAGTGAAGCCTTCGAAGCATCGCTCAACTCATTGAACGCCAGAACCGACACGAGATGGTCAATCGCATCGATCATCGCCTGACTAGTCACAGTCCCCTTCACACCATTCTCATTCAGAAGATGGGCAATAGCTTCAGCATTACGAAGCAGGTTCCCCTGATCGTTCTTCTTCGAGATCATGTACTTCGCAAGCTGACGTGCTTTGTTTTCGATACGCTTTGCGTTCTCGGGCGACAGTCCTTCGATCTTCGAGATCTGGTTTCGAACCTCAACATCACGAGCAGCCTGATCGCTCATGAGTTCAAGTACCCGCTCGATGTTGTTTCCTCGCATCAGCGAAGCAAAACCAGTCTCACCCAGACCACGATACAGATGGCTCTGTTCGTCATCCGTGAGTTCACGACTGAACTTGCTGTTCACGATCCGAGGGAATTGCTCACGATACTGCTGACGAATGCCGTTGACCCAAGTCCGAGCGATCTTGATGAGATCATAGACCTGTGCGTTTTGAGCAGTACGTCCCACCAGATCCTTCAACAAATCGTACATCGGACGCCAGACCTTCGTGCGATTGGCAGCCGACATCAACGCCACTGCCGAAGCATGGCCGTTTTCTTCATTCAGCAATCCGGTGATGGTCCGAAGACTTTCAGCCATTTTGATACGGATCTTCGCATCCGGATTATTGGTTCGAATATTCTCGACGTTCTCGGCGGCTTTCTTGCCTACCCAGTCCATCGCTTCGATGACCGTCTGGTTCACTCGGTCGATGCCATTGCCCACAGGATTGGTGAACTTCTCAATATAGAGTTCACTTTCCTGAGCAGTATCAAGCATCTGCTCCATCAAACCATCAAGAGCAGTCTGAACATCCTTCGTGAGAATACCCTCACCGGAGACCCACCGAGACAGATTGTCTACAGACGTATCCCCGATGTTATCCAGAATATTATCCACAGAGTTCCACTCTGCGTACTTCGTCTTCGGCATTTCCATTGCCGACAAGATCTTACGGAAGTCTTCGTTCACCGTTGCCAGAGCAACGAATGCCGGAAGGACCACACTTCGATCATATGCATCCTTCCGGGAAGCGAACTTGCCCATCAAGATGTTGAACTTCTGCGTAGCTTGATCGATGTCAGCCGAGTCATTCTGGTTCGGATCACGCATGAAGCTTTCCAGAGACAGATGCTTTCCGACATGCGTGAACAGCTCCTGCATACGCAGAGTGCTGTTAGCATCCAACTGAGCATCAGTTCCCATGATGGCCACCATACGAATGAAGGCCATCTGCTCCTGCTTCGTCATATTGAAGCCAGCATTCTGAAAAGCGAGAGCAACCCGAGAGGCATTGGCCAATGCAGGGTTGAGCTTCTGACGATTGATCTCACGAGTCACAGGATCCGTGTTCGCATAGTCAGTGATCTTCGACTTCATGCGTCCCATCAGATCGGTCAGACGAGACGACTGCCCGAAGTTGGGATCATGGAACAGCACTCCATCCGAAGCCGTTTCAGCAACCGTCTGCTGGCTACGCATGATGATGTTCGTGTTGAACCGAAGGTTCGTGAACATGTCATCCTTGACGGCAGCCGAACGCTTCCGACCCCACAGAAGCTGCTTCAGAGACTGGATCACCGACCGGGCAATACGAAGTGCCTTGTCGATCTTCGTTTCCTTGAGCTGGCTGCTCAGGTCAGCATTTGACAGTGCCCATGCCATGAACTCGTTGAGTTCACCTGCTTGGTTCCCAGCGACAGCCTGACGCTCCATTTCGTCCAGAGCATTCTGATATGCCGTCCCTTCCAAATCGGCATTCTTGAATTCATTCATCAGATCTTCGATACGCTGGATTGCATCCACAGTATCAGGAGTCAGATTGTCAGCACCGTCCTCATTATAGAAGTCTTCGATAATGCTGTACGTAGCCGCATGGATCAATTCATGCAGAATGGTTTCAGGATTACCATCCACCACGAAGATCGACTTCGACTGGGGATGCATGAAACCTTCAAATCCAGCACGGTTCGGC